TGGAGCGTCGCCTATGCGCCGCGCTTTTCGACCCGCGTCCTGGCCCATGTTTCAGGACGCGAGGCGCGGTCCGCCCGCATGGTCCGCCCGCTCCATGACATCGAGCTGAGCTTCGGTCTGTTGCGAGACGATGCGAGTCATCGGGAATTGCAGCAGGTCATTGGCTTTATCGGCGCTCATGCCGGTCGGGCGCAACCTTTCCTGTTTGCGCCGCCGTCCGACCTGAGCGCCTGTGCGGGCGCGCCTTTGGGGATCGGCGACGGTGTGACCAAGTCGTTCCTGTTCAGGCGCGCCATTGGCGGTTTTGGCGAGAACGTCCAGGCGCTGATCGGCGCTCCGACGGTCTATCTGAATGGCCAAGCCCTGGCTTCAACCGCCTATGGCGTCTCGATCCTGCCGGCAATGGTTACTTTCGCCGTCGCGCCGCCTTCCGGCGCCATGTTGACGACGGATTTCATCGCCGCGCATCTGACGCGCTTCGCCGACGACAGCGCGGATCTGGAGCAGTTCATGAGCGATTTTTGGGCCTCGAAATCTCTCAAGCTTGAAACGGTGCGCGCGTGAGTCTTCCAACCTTTCCGATCCTGCCCGGACAGGGCTGGAGCGTCGTCAAAACGCCGACCTTCTCGACGCGGGTCGCTTCGCATTCCTCGGGGCGCGAAGCGCGCGTCGGGCTTTACGCCCATGCGCTCTATGCGTTCGAATTGACCTTCGACGGTCTCGATTCCTCCGGCGCCAACGCCGGCCTGCAATCGCAATCGCTGCAAACCCTGATGGGCTTCTTTCTCTCCTGCGGCGGCCAGTTCGGAACTTTCCTTTATGCCGATCCGACGGATAACGCCGTTGCCAATCAGGTCATCGCCATCGGCGACGGATCGACCACGACCTTCACTTTCGGTCGCGCCATCGGCGGCTATTTGGAGCCTGTTTCCTACGTCACGTCGGTTTCCAACGTGACGATCAACGGCGTCGCCGCGACAGCCTATACATGGACCGCTCCGAACACGATCGTCTTCGCTTCGGCGCCGGCGAGCGGCGCGCCGATTGCCGCCAGTTTCGCCTATGCCTTCCAGTGCCGCTTTCTCGACGACCAGGCGGAATTCGAGAATTTCATGTCTGGCCTGTGGCGGGCCAAGAGCCTCAAATTCCGTCAGGTGCGCTGAATGAAATCCGCTCCTCCCGCTCTCGTGGCTTTTCTCAACGCGTTCCGCCCGACCTCGGACGCGCCTTTGCTGACAGCCGATTGTTTCACCCTCTGGCTCGCCAATGGCGCCGTGCTGACCTACACCGATCTCGACCTTCCCGTCGCGCTCAACGGCTTCACCTATCTCGCCAATTCGATCCTGATCTCGGGCCTGAAATATCGCGCCTCCCGCGGGGTCAATGTCGACAGCCAGCAGGTGACGATTTTTGCCCGCGCGAGCGACACGATCGGCGGCGTTCCCTTCCTGCAGGCCTTGCAGCAGGGGCTGTTCGACGGAGCGGAAATTCAGCGCGAAAAGGCCTTTTTCACCGCCTGGGGGAAGCCTCCCATCGGTTCGGTCGTGCTGTTCAAGGGGCGCGTCGCGCAGATCGACTCGATCGGACGCAGCACGGCGCAAATGACGGTCGCTTCCGATCTCGTGCTGCTCGACATCGACATGCCGCGCAACTGCTATCAGGCGAATTGCCAGCATGTCCTTTACGACGCCAATTGCGGCGTCGTCGCCGGAACCTATTCGACGACGGGAAATGTCGTCGCGGGTTCGACGCAGACGTGGATCGAGTGGCCGGGCGCGGCTCCCGCCCACCAGCAGGGGACCATTACCTTCACGTCAGGCGCCAACACCGGCGCGACGGCGACGATCAAGTCGGCGGGAAGCGGCTGGCTGCAACTGGCCTATCCCTTGCCCCATGCGCCGGCCGCCGGCGATGCTTTTTCCGCCTCGTATGGCTGCGACCGCACCATGGCGACGTGCCAGAGCCGCTTTAACAACCTGAGCCAGTTTCGCGGTTTTCCCTTCGTGCCGCCGCCCCAGATCATGACGGGGCCGCTTTCCTCGGCGGTCTCCAATAGCGCCAAGGGCGGTAAATAGGAGTTGCGCATGATCGAGCTCGAACAGCGTCAGCTGGACGAAAGAAATCGGGTTGTCGCGGAAGCGCGCAAATGGATCCTGACTCCCTATCATAACGGCGCCGATGTGCGTGGCGCCGGCGTGGATTGCGGCATGTTGATCGTGCGGGTCTTCGTCGATCTCGGGCTGGTCCCGGCCTTCGATCCGTGTCCCTATGATCCCGACTGGATGCTGCATCGCGACGATGAAAAATATCTGTCGTTTTTCACGCAACGCTGTGTGCGGGTCGCCGAGCCGCGGCCGGGCGACCTGGCGCTGTTTCGCTATGGCCGCTGCTATTCGCATGGCGGCATCGTGACCGGGATCGATCCCGTCGCCATCGTTCACGCCTATCATGACGCCGGCTGCGTCATCGAGGAAAGGCTCACGCAAAATCCGGCCCTGACCGACCCGAAGCGCAAACTGGCCTACTTCTCCATCTGGACTGAAAAGGCGGAGGCATAATGGGCTTTTTGCGCGCTGGAAACAGCAATACCCAGATCACCAAGTATTCCGGTCTGCAGGTCCAGACGACTTCGAGCAGTGTACCGGTTCCCATCGCCTATGGAGCCAATATTCTCGCGCCGAATTGTTTCTGGTACCAGAATTTCAAGGCGCATCCGCAACATTCCGGCGGCAAGGGCGGTGGGAAGGGCGGCGGGGGCGGTTCGACGACGAGCTATTCCTATAGCTGCGCCATCATGATGGGGATCGGCGAAGGGCCGATCGCCGGCATCGGCCATATCTGGCAGACCTCGACCGCCCCCGTCGATCTCGCCGCCCTGGGCCTGAGCCTGTTCGCCGGTTCTTCGCCGCAGAGCGTCTGGCCCTACCTGTCCGCGGCTTATCCGTCGCAGGCGCTGACCTATCCGGGCGTGGCTTATGTCAGCAACGCGAACTATGACCTCGGCGCCTCGGCCAGCGTCGGCGACAATAATTTCGAAGTGTTCGGCATTCTTCACGCCACCGGGGTCAATGGCCAGGACGCCGATCCGGCGCGGGTGATTTCGGACTTCCTGACCAATCCGCAATATGGCGTCGGCTTTCCCGCCGCCTCCATCGATGCGACGGCGCTTTTCGCCAATTCTGGCGACAGCTCCTACCAGACCTATTGCTGGGCCAATTACCTGGCGATCAGTCCGGTGCTGAACATGCCGGAGACCGCCTCGTCGATTCTGGCGCGATGGCTGCAACTGACTAACGCCACCGCCGTTTGGTCGGGTGGCCTGCTGAAAATCATCCCCTTCGGCGACGGCGCGGTGACCGGCGGTTCGGCGCCCTCCCAGAAGACGTGGACGCCAAATCTCACGCCGGTCTATGATCTTACCGATGAAGACTTCTTGCACATGGAGGGCGAGGATCCCGTAAAGATCACGCGGTCCGATCCCTATTCGGCGCATAACCAGCAAGCGATCGAAATTCAGGTGCGATCCGACGCCTATAATACCGGGCCCATCGTCGCTTTCGACCAATCGGCGATCAATCGCTTCGGATTGCGGATCGGTTCGACCATCACTGCGCATGAAATCTGCGATCTCCAGGTCGCGCGGATGTCGGTGCAACTGATTCTGCAACGCGGCCTTTATATCCGCAATACCTTCATATTCAAGCTGTCGATGGAGTTCTGTCTGCTCGATCCGATGGATCTGGTGACTCTGACCGATCCGGCGCTTGGGTTGAACAAGACCGTCGTGCGCATCGTCGACATCGAGGAAGATTCCGATGGCGCGATGACGGTGACGGCGGAAGAATTTCCCCAGGGGGTGGCGACGGCGGCGCTTTATCCGACGCAGGCGAAATCCAGCGGCGTTCCCGACAGTTCCGTCGCGCCGCAACCGGTCAACGCGCCGCTGATCCTTGAACCGCCGCCGATCCTGACCGGCAATGTCCCGCAACTATGGCTTGGCGTCAGCGGCCAGAACGGCGACCCGAATTGGGGCGGCTGCGTGGTCTGGGCCTCGCTGGATGGCAATTCCTATGCGCAGGTCGCGCGTATCGGGTCGCCGGCGCGCCAGGGCGTGGTTTCGTCGCCGCTTTCCGTTTTTTCGGGAACCAATCCGGATTTTTCCGACACGCTCGCCGTCGACCTGACGGAGAGCGGCGGCGCCCTTTCTTCGACATCGGTGGCGAGCGCGGCGGCGGGCGTGACGCTTTGCTATGTCGATGGCGAATATGTGAGCTACACGACGTCGACGCTGACAGCGCCTAACAAATATGCGCTGACCGGTCTTTATCGCGGCCTCGCCGGAACCGGCGCTTCGGCCCATGCCGGCGGGGCGACTTTCTGCCTGCTGGATTCGGCCATTTTGCATTATGACCTCGTCGCCTCGCAAATCGGCCGCACGCTCTATCTGAAATTCCAGAGTTTCAACATTTTTGGGGGCGGCCTGCAGGATCTTTCGACTTGCGTCGCCTATCCCTGCACGATCCAGGGGACCGGAGCAATCGGCCCGGTTGCGGCGGCTTTGGCCGTTGGCGCGTCGATGGACTTCGGGCTGCTCAACCAGTCCGTCGCCCAAACCGATGATTTCGGAACGCTGTCGTCGCCAGTGACGTCCGTTATCGACCTTGGAACGACGAAAAGCTGAAATGTCATTGCTTTTCGGCGCGGAGCGGCCGCCGCGCGCAAGACGCGTCGGTGACGGTGTCCTCGCCTCGCTGTCCCAAATGTTCGCGAGACAAAAAGGAAATCCATGTCCGTTCAAGTCAAACGGCGCCGCGACACGGCGGCGAATGTCGCCGCTTGCACCGGCGCGCAAGGCGAGTTGATCGTCGACACGACGAACAACCGCGTCACCGTTCATGACGGCGTCACGCCAGGTGGTTGGGCGGCGGCGAAGCTGTCCGATCAGCTCACGCTGATCGGCATCGGCACGGCGCCCGATCCCTCGAACCCGCTGTCCGTGTTCGGCGCCTCGGCCTTGTTCAATGGGACGAGTTTCAGCTTCACGATCAACAAATCGGCGGCGGGAAATACGGCGTCGATCCTTTTCCAGGATGGCTTTTCAGGCCGCGCGCAAATCGGGATCACGGGCGACGATAACTTCCACTTCAAGGTCTCGCCCGACGGTTCGACCTGGCGCGACGCGCTGACACTCAACGCGGGCACGGGACAGCCCTCGTTCAATTATGGCGTCGCCTCCGGCGAAGCCCTGAGCTGGCGCAATCGTCTTCGCAACGCTTCCTTCGCCATTAACCAGCGCGCTGTTTCGGGCACGGTGACGCTGGCGGCGGGCGCTTACGGGCATGACGGCGTCAAGGCCGGCGCGAGCGGCGCGACCTATACATTCGCGGCTTCGGGGATCGACACCGTACTGACGATCACCGCCGGGTCGCTGATCCTGCCGATCGAATCCACGATGATCGAGGGCGGCGCCTATACGGTCCAGAACGCCGGAACGGCTCAGGCGCGAGTCTGGCAGGGGACCGGCGTCAGCGGTTCGGGCGCCTACGCCTCGGCGCCGGCAAGCCCGACGTCGTCGCCGCTGATTGTCTATGGCCTGACCGCCGCGACGCAAACCAACGTCGAGTTTTCGACCGGCACGGTGCTTTGTCCGCAATTCGAGCCCGGAAGCGTGGCGACGGTGTTCGAGCGGCGTCCGCTTGGCGTCGAGCTCCCGCTTTGCCAGCGATATTATTTCCGCGCTTCCGCGTTTGGCTCGTATGCGCCCTTCGGCACGGGCGCCGGCTCCAGCACGACGTCTTTCCGCATCGTGCTTAACACGCCCGCGCCGATGCGCGCCTCGCCGACCGTGACCTATGGCGGCTCGTTCATCTGGGCCTTTGGCAACGCGGTCACTGCGATCGGCTTCGTCTCCGCGACGGTCGATCTCATAAATCTTGGCTGCACGACGACCGGGGTCGCCGCGAATGGCTGCTACACCCTGACGGACGCGGGAAGCGCGAACGCCTGGATCGCCGGTTCGGCTGAAATTTGAACCGGTGCGGAAAGCGCGGATGGGTCGCCGACTGGCGGCGTTCTATCTCCAGATTTCGCCGACGACGTCCTTAACAATCAGGCGCTCGTCCAGCCCCGGCTTCCGGGAAATCGAACATCATTTTTCGCACAAGGAAATCGTTCCATGCAATGGAAAAACCCGGACGGGTCGCTGACTGGCGGCGTCGTGATCGAAGACGGCGCCGGAAACAAACTTGGCACGGTCGCCAATCCGCTTAATGTGACCGGCGGCGGAGGAGGCGGCTCGGGCTCCAACGCCAGCGTCGGCTCGACCGGCGCGGCGGTTCCGTCGTCGGCGACGGCGCTTGGCTTCCAGAATGCGTCGGGCAATCTGGTGCTTCCGACGCCTTCCAGCGGCCTGCCGGTCGCCGACAGCGGCGCGGCGATCACCGGCGCATCGATCCCCGCCGGCGGCGTCGGCCTGACCGGCTGGCTTTCGGCAATCTGGTCGAATGTCTCGACGGCGGCCAATCAATTGACGGCCAACACGACGCTTGCGTCGATCCTGTCCAAATTGTCCGGCGTCCTTTCCGTCTCCTGGTCCGGCCAGAGCGTCGGCGTCGGCAACAAGCCGGTCGGCCCTGCCGCGCTGGCGACGTCGCAGGCGTCCATCGGGACCGGCGCCAGCCTGATCGTCGCCGCGCGGACCGGCGCGGTCGGAACGGGCCGCGTCGCCGTCACGCTCTATAATTCCGGCGCGACCACGGTCTATTTCGGTCCTTCCGGCGTCACCACCGCCACCGGCGCGATCTTGCCGGCGGGCGCGGCGGTCACGCTCGACACCACCGCCGCCGTCTATGGCGTCACGTCCAGCGGAACCGACATCGTCGGCGTCACGGAGACTTTTTGATGCGCAAGCTTTCTTCCGTCCTGGCTTCGGCCATCCTGTTGCTCGGGGGCGCGCCCGCGCTCGCCGATGGTTTCTCGCCGCAACCGCTCGGCGCGACGCTGGGCGCCGGCGTTCTGACCGCGCTCGGCGTCGCCAAAAATACGTCGGGCGGCGTCGTGCTGCTCAACGGCTCGCCGACCTCGGGCGATCTGCTGCAATGGTCCGCGACCGGGGCGCAGGATACCGGCGTCGCTTTGTCGAATGTGCCTTTGTTGAACGGGGCCAACAGCTTTACGGCGGGACAGGTCATCACCGTGTCGAGCGGGAGAGGCCTGGACGTCGTATCCAGCACAGGATCGGGGACCGACACCATTCGCGCCGTTTACCCATCGTCGGCAGGCGGCGGCGCGGAAATCATCACGACAAACGGCTATAGCGCGGCCACGCCGATCTATGGGTTCTGGTACAATAACGGCACCGGCATCGGCAATTCGTCGCTCAACGTCGGAACGCTCATTGCCAACGGGGCGGTGATAGCGAAATGGTCTTCCGCTGGCTTGCAGGCGACGAACTTGCTGCTGCCGGGAACGTCAATCGACACGATCACGTCGGGCAATTCGTCCGCGCAGGCGCGCACGGTCACAATCCCGAATACGGGATCGGCCAACGACACTCTGGCGCTGCTCGGCGCGGGCCAGACCTTTTCTGGCGCGAACACCTTTTCCGGCGCGGTGACGCATAGCGGATCGGCGTTGTTTTCCGGCGCGCAAGCGACGTTCTCGGCGAATAACCAGACGGTCCTCATGGGGGGCTCAACCGCGCCGACGTTCAACGCGTCCTACTCGGGCAGCATCGCGATTGGCGGCGGCTATACGACGCCGGGATCGATGGCGGCAGTGGGGCAGGCGGCTATTTCCGTCAGCGCCGGCAACGGGTTGGTCCTTCAGGGCAAAAGCACGAGTGGCTATAACGAGGTCTCAATTTACGGAGGCGCGGGCAACTGGCTGGGGGGCTTCGGCTTCTATGGGTTTGAAGCCTACAAACTTTCGAACCCGACCGGAAATCACCTCATAGCGAATTACAACGGCGTCAGCCTGGGCACGGGCGGCGGCACGATTGGCGCCAACCAGAACGGGACTTACTACGTCTCGTTCACCGCTTCGAGCGGCGGCGGCGCGCAGGTTGTGAACTTGCCCACGGCGAACGCGGACTGGACGTGCGAGCTGCATGACCGGACCAGCGCGGCGACCATTGTCGTCGTGCAGACCAACGCGACGGCTTCCGCCAGCAGCGCCACCTTCACCCCCTATTCGCGCACCACGGGTCTGGTGACGACGTGGCCCGGCGCGGATCTGGTGACCGGAACATGTTGGGCCGGCTGACGTCGTCGCGACCGCTCAACGCTTGATAAGGGAATGACCATGCTGAAACGCCTGTTTTTCGCCGCCGCGCTGCTTGCGGCTTCCCCGGCCTTGGCCGATTCGATCACGGTAACCATCGTCTCGACCGTGCCCGGCGCGTCGGGAACGCTCACGCGGTCCATGACGCTCACGCAGGGTGACATGGGGATTTTCATTCAGGCGCTTGAGGCGGCGACTTCGACGGCCACCCCGACCGCAGCAGCGGATTCCTGGCTTGGGACGCTCAAGCAGGAAGTCGTGAGAATCGGCCAAGGCTGGCAGAATAGCCAGGCGCTCTCGACCTTGACGCCGATCAATTCGAACTGAGGTTTCGGGCGCCGCGCCCGCGCGACGGCGGATTTGGCCGCCGCGACGGGTGGCTCGGTTTTGTTTGCCGCGATCGGCCCAACCCTCGAGGGGCTTGCATGACGACGACTTTTAACCTGCGCGCGTCGAACAACGCGACCTTCCAATGGACGCGCGACCTCAGCCCATTCGCGGCGGTCTATAACCTCGCCGCCGCGACCATCCGCCTGCAGGCGCGCCCGTCGCCCTATGCGCCCGATCCGCCGGCCTATGAATGGGTTTCGACCAATTCGGCGCACGGGCAGGTCCTGTTTAGCGCCTTGACCAATCTTGCGATTTTCGTCGCGCCGGAAGCGGACATGGCGCGGCTGCAGGGTGATTTGGTATATGACTGCCGGCTGGAGTTCACCGGCGGCGCGTCGATCGTGATTTTCGGCGGCCGGCTGCATTTCGCCGAGGGGGTCACAAGGCTATCGTCGGATCTGTCGGGAACGGGCGTTTCCGGTCTCGGCGACACGGTCGCGGTCGAGGGCGAACGCGGGACGTCGCCGGTTCCGTTGCCCCTGTCGCTGGCGGCGGCGGTGTCGGCGTGTCAGGCGGCCGAGGCGGCGGCGCAGGTGGCGGCGGCCACGTCTTCCGAGCTGGTGGCGCTGCTGACGGCGGGCGGGGCTTTGTCGCCGCTGGCGCTGGCGCTGGCGGCGGTGGTTCCTGTCTTGCCGACCGCGCCGGTCTCCGGCGTCGCCACGCTGTGGAGCGACGGCGGTATTCCCGTCGTCTCGCAAGGATGAACGCTATGAAAAAGACGCTGTTTTTCCGCGCCGCGCTGGCGATGGCCCTGCTGGCCGGCGCCGCCGCGCCTGTCCGCGCGCTGCAATATCCGACCGCGTGGTTTGGAAAGATCGTCTCGAATGGCGATTTTCTGCAAGGCCATTCGACGCGCGACACCGATGGCGTCGGCGCCTATGCGTCGGTCCAGCTTTATGGCGGTCCCAACGACGTCGGCGGCAATCTGCTGGTCTACCAGTTCTCCAACGACGCCAGCACGGCCTATTTCGGCTGCATGAAAAGCCGCGCCACCGTCAAGGGCGTGCAGGCCGCCGTCCAGCCGGGCGACGATCTGTGCGAGATCAACGCCAGCGGCAGCGACGGGACGCATTACGTCGATCCGTTCACGCTGGACATTTCGGTCGATGGCCCGGTGACGCCGGGGCATATCCCCGCGAACTTTTCCATCTGGTTGTCGGACGGCGTTTCGAGATGGTCGAAACAGGGCCTGTTCATCGATCACAACGCCAATGTCTATGTGCGCAACGGCTATCTGGGCGTCGGTTCGATCTTCGGCTGGGCGCCGCCGGCCTATTCGGGCTTCGTCGTTCCCTATCCGTTGACTGTGACGGAGCCGCTGGCCGGCACGATGGCGGCGTTCTACTACACCAATTCGGGCGGCGGCGGCGCGCAGATCGTCACGTCGAACGGCTACAGCGCGAGTCAGCCGGTCTATGCGTTCTGGTTCAACAGCGGCACCGGGCTCGGCAATCCCGCGCTGAATACGATTTCCTTCCTCGTCAACGGCTACGAGGCGGCGCGGATCCTGCCGAACGGCAATTTCGGTTTCGGCGGCCAGACCAACCCGCAATATCCGGTCGATGTGACCGGCGCGATTCACGCCACAACCTATATTGCCGGCGGCGGCGGCGCTTACGCCACCGTCAATGCCTGGTCGAGCGTCCCGACCGGCGCGCGGGCCTATGTCACCGACGCGGCCTCCTGCGCCTCGCGCCTGAGCGCGGTGACCGGCGGCGGCTCGACCTTCTGCCCTGTCGTCTACAACGG